ATTTAAAAATACACCAATACTTGTACCTAAAGAAGCAATTCTATTTGTAACTCCTAGCTTAAGATTGTCTATTTGAGTGGTCCATTTAAGCTTCATATCATCAATAAGTTTTGTAAATGATCCAGGGACTAAAGCTTTAGTATAGGCCTTTATCGCTGTAACTTGCCCTTGAAGCATACCAAGAGAAGTACCTAACGCGAGAGCAGCAGCTGCCAATCCAGCACCAAGTGCCATAATGCTTCCAACACCATCTGGCCCTTGGAATTGGTTAGGACCTTCTTTATCGTCATCACCGCTTCCTAGACCTTGAAGAAGTCGAAGCATCTCTCGTTTTTCTTCTAATTCAGCCAGACGATTGCCTGTCAGTACATCTACTAGGTTACTGACTGAAAGCGCTATAGCCGCTTGAACTCCAACCGACGCCGCCATAGTTTTTTTAATTTCCAACAAATGAGCTCTGGCATTACGCGTGTGTCTTTCGACCTCATACGTAGCCCGATTATTTTCTTCCATTTGATTTGTTAATTCAGCTAAACTCATTTATTTGTTCCTTTTTAGCGCCTTCACCATGCTATCTTCTTTGTTGTTGCTTTTGCCTGTCGCTTTCTTCTTTCAAGTGTTCTAACAACATAGTAACATAGACTTCTCTTTCCCAAGGTAGCATCTCTTCTAACTCTTTCAAGCTATATTGGTGATGCTGCATCATATTAAAATTCACTTGATAGTGGTTAACAAGTGAGTCATGGGAGAGGGCAATTAGAAAAAATTTGCAGTGCCCTTTACTATCTGTTCATTATGTTCATCACAAGAATCACAATTAAAATCAACTTTTAGTTGTGCCGATGGCATCTCTTCTAAATAATTACGAATATTATCAAACTGTTTAGATGTAAGCGAATCGATAAATTCATCTACTTCTTTTGTTGACTGATCTTTTATATTAAATACTTCTTCACTTGTATAAATTGTATCGATAGAAGCACGAACCATTCCCATCATTTTTTCAACATCACTAAGATTGCTGTCTATATCCATAACGTCATTAACACCAGGATACTTCATAGTAACACCTATTCCGTCGCTTAGTTCAATGTTAGAATTTAAATCTTGATTTAAATTTACAGTGACATCCTCAAGTGAAACTTTTACATCATTTTGATGACTACATGATTTACACTTCATCCCAATAGTAGTAGATTCCCCTACTGACTTAGAACGCAATTTTACAAAAATGTATTCAAGATCAAACATAGTTAATTTTGTAATATCAACTGCACCAAAGGTGCATGCGCTGATAAGATCTTTCATTGCATTAATAGTTTGCCGCTCATCTTGAGATTCAGCAGCAATCATTAACATTTTTTCTTCTCTGACCTGGTATGGTCTAAACTCTACATCAGTACCGGTTGACGGTACCTTTGTATAATATTTTGGTGTATTCAGCTTTGGTAAAGCCATTTCACATCACTCCTAGAATAATTTACCAATGTTTCTTACAAGGTTTACTGAGTTACTTATAAGATCTGTTGCGCGGCCTGCCAAATTCGAAAAGCCGTCAAGTGTTCCAACTTCTTCCCAATCTTCATATGACATTGTAATGTTACAACGAAGAGTTTGGTTTTCAGCTGTGTTAGAAAGTTCTACCGATCCTAAAGTAGTAGGAAAGGCATTCTTTAGTTTAATTGTTTTAACTGGGATATAGTCAGTATTTCCCATAATTTGTATTAGTACTTCTGATCCAATATCATCTAAAAACGATACTGTTCTATTTCCAGATGGATCTATAATTGCTTGCTGCCATGTATTAAAAAAATTCCATATGTACATATCATTAGTTAAATGGAATACCATATTGACATCTTCATTCATATATGCATATGGCTTTTTAATTGCTTTTACATCTGTAAAATGCTCTTGAGTTGCAATCTGTCGTCCAGGGATAGTTACTGATTCACATAAAAGGTACATATCACGTGGGTCTTCAATAAAACTTTTTAAAGATAAACTTCCGCCACTAATTAACGACCTTGCAGCATTATTAAAAATACCTTCTATATCAGTATTAAGTAATGAAGGTTTCTTTGCAGGATGAGAAATATAAAGAGCAAATCTATTGCCCTTTGCTAATCCACCTCTACGGCCAATTGTTGACTTTAAAGCGTCAATGCCAGCAGGTAATGCCATTTATATCATCCTCTTCGAAGCGCCCCAAACGTGCGTCTTATTCTTGCCACGGAACTGTTCAGTTGGAAGGAAGATTGCTATGTCCCACTCAGGTGGTTCTACACGTGCAACATTACCTTCAATACCTTTAGTTAGGTAGCGTTTAAAACATGGTTGAAATTCACGATATTTAGACACAGACTTAAGTATGTTATAGTTAATATTAAGCCGTGTTGTTTCATCAAATTTATTATTGTTTGCTGTTTCCATCAACTTATCAAGAAACTTTGCACGAAGCATAGGTGAAAGATAATGCAGATTTAATCCATAAAATCCATCACGTGTAGGCTCAACCATAATAGCAAGAGGGAACGCATCATAGTAAGGTAATGTTTTACGATGTTTAGGATCGTAAAAGTACATATACATATCACCAGGTACAGGCCGTTTCTTTCTTTCTAGTGCAGGATCTCTAAGTAATTTTCTGCGATTCACGCTTGATAGTTCTTTGGTCTTACCTCTAAACCATCTGCGTGCTTCTAAAGATCTGGCCTGCAAACCTTTACGGTATGCTTCAACCTCTAATTTGTGAAATAGTGAATTTTCCATACTACTATTTATACATTATTTCAGGATCTTTATGCCCATAGATTTAAGAACATCTTCATGCCATATTACAAAATGCCAACCACGATTAGCACAAAACTCTTCTGCTGCTTCCCACTTTGATTGATTCTTGATATATGTCATTGCTTCTGATATATACCTCTTTGATCTACGAGATGCCGGTTTTGGTGGCATAGTTTCTTTCTTAGGTTTTATCTCAACCAGGTATGTTGCACCGGTTTTATCTTTATAATATACATCTACAAAGTAACGGTGCATTCGTTTATCGGTTGCACAACGATATGGGATCACTACTTCTTCTGAGTTCCATTCAACAATATCAGGGTTTGCATCAATCCATCTAAATGTATTTCGCTCCCACAAAGATCTATATACTATTGTAGTAGGATCTCCTTTATACTTTTGTGGGTTTTTAGGGCGATATTTTCCCTTGTATGTCATTCTGGGCATATAAATAACCTTATAAGATTTTAAACTATATGGAGCTATTTATGGCACTTCGATATCCGATTGATGTACAGGGGAGAGGTACGCCTTTTATTTTGTTTACGTCTCACCGAGCAAAATATAAAGCAGCGGCAACTCAAACAACCCTGACTGATAATAAATCGTGTGCAATGTATATGCCTCCAGGTTTTCAAGTTGCGGATATTATGAGATATGAATCTGCATCACCTGGCTTACTGGGCGGAGTAGCTGAAAATCTATTAAGTGGAAATAACGATTACAGCGCAGAAGATATTAGAAATATTGCATCTACCGGTGCAGCAGCCGCAACTCAAGCAGCGGCGGCTACTATTGGTAATGCACTTGGAGGCGGAGCTGGCGCAGTAGTAGGTGGCGTTGGTGCTACTTCAGCTGGTGCAGCAGTGGAAGCTGTAAGAGCTAAACGGATGCAGAACATTACAAATCCAAATGAATTCATGCTTTTTAGAGCTCCGGGTATAAGACAATTTTCTTTTACATTTAATATGATACCAACTTCTGCAAGAGAATCCGATGAAACATTTGAGATTATTAAATACTTTAGAGAGCGCATGTATCCAACTTTAAGTGCAAACGATCTGATGTTTAATTTTCCAGAAGTTTTTACTATTAAATTTAAAAATGTAGATGGTATTCCTAGAATTGCTGAGTCAGCTTTAACTAATGCTAGTACACAATTTAATCCAAATAGTATGTCATACTTTAAACGTGGAAATCGTCCTGTTGAAATTGGTTTAACATTATCATTCCAAGAATTAATGCCTCTTACTCAGAAAAATATTAAGGATGGATTCTAATGGCTTACTTTAATAATTTCGCTAGTATTGATTATGACTTTGATGGTACTGGTATTAATAGAACAATTAAAAATTTAGCACAATATTCTACAATTATTTCTAAAAATATTGATAATGTTGCATTCTATTCTTATTATAATATTCAAGATGGCGAACGTCCCGATAATGTTTCAGAAAAATTATATGGAACTCCTAATTATTACTGGACATTTTTTATTGTCAACAACGATTTGCAAAACTATTGGCATGACTGGCCTAAAGCTTCCGAGGCTTTACGCCTTCACGTAGAACAAGAATTCATTGGACTAGCTGCGATATTTGATGCAGATATAGAAGGATTTGGCAAATTCGTAAAAGGTGGCACAGTAAACGGTTCTTTGTCAAATGCCACAGGAATAGTAAAAGCAATATATCCAACTCAAGGATATATTCAAATAGAGCAAGATAAAAACTCAGTTGCAAATTTTAGAACAGCTGGAGAGTCTATTACTTTAACAGCAGCTAATAGCACAAAGTCAGAAGACATTGCACGGGTGGGTAATACCATTGAGTGTTCGTCTATTGTAAAAACTGCTTATGCTCCATCATATCATATTGATGACGGAACATTAGAACGAACAAAGCGCCGTACTGCTGGTACAACTCCTGTTACACACTTTGAAGAAGAGAGTGAGCTTAATATAATTAAATCTAGAATTAAAGTTATCAAGCCAGCATTTATTGGTGAAGTAGTAGATGCTTTTGAAAAATCTATGAGAGACGTGTAAATGCCGCCACCTAATTATAATGCAAAGCAGGGAGATGACCTAAAGGATGCGGTGCCTAAAAAACATCGTGATCTTAAAGTTCATATTATAACCCGTGTTGCTGAAGTAGAAATTACAGATCTTGTGATAGAGATTTCTTTATTTGAAGCAATTGATTCTCCCTTTGTACATGGTGAGCTAAAGTTTGCTGATAACTCTGGCTTAGTTACTGCTCTTCCAATTATTGGTCAAGAAGAAGTTAAAATAGCTTTTACAAGGCGAGGTCATAAAGTAGAAAAAACCTTTGCATGTACTCGAGTAAAGGGTATAGAGCAGATGGTAAATAATGCAGCCGGTGTAGTATTAACTCTTACATCTAAAAAACATTTGACGAATGCAGTATCTTTATTTTCTAAGTCTTATACCGGATTAGGATCAGATATTATTCAACAAATACATTCTAACTTTTTTAAAGAAGAAATAGAGATTAAATCTCCAGCAGGCAGTGCACACAACGTAGTATTTCCATTTGGTAAGCCTTATGCTGCTATTTCTCAACTTATGAAAAAAACATTTGGTGATGATGGGACTCCGTATTTTCTATTTGAAAATCTGTTTGGTGAAAAGCCTATTCTACAGTCAATGCAAAATATGTTAGAGGAAACTACAGAAGAACAGCTTCCAGTTCTTACTAAAACTATGTCAAATAATAATGATGATCAAGGGCAAGGTTCTAGGAACACTCCTGATACTTTAGGAAGAATGTATAGTTATAGCATTGATAAGACTGCCGATACACTACGTTTATTAAGTAGCGGATCTCTTATTAATAATACTATTAGACTTAATATATCTAATCACAGTTATTCTGAAAATCCTTTTAATTATGAAGAGCAGGCAAAAACTATTGCTGATTTAGATCCGTATAAGCTATATGAAGTTGATGAAGAAAAACTTAATTCTAATTTGCTAAAAGCTGCGATTTCAATAGAGCTGCATAATCCAATTGCATTCGAAAGTGAAGGTGTAACTGCATTAGGTACACAATCAGATGCGATGGCACTAACTAAAAGGCGATCTCGACTAAATCGTCTAAATAATATAGTAAGAGTTTCTGCTTATGCAGATTCTGATCCAGAAAATTATAGAGTTGGAAAATGTGTTAATCTTGTTATTTCGCCAAACTTACCGCCATTGGAAGGCGAAAATTTAAAAGATGAATTACTTTCCGGGGTTTATATTATCTCTAGACTTCGTCATTATATTAAAGGCGAGGATTATACAATATCTATGGAATTAATACGAGAAGGTTTATCGAAGCCTAAAGGTAATCGCGGAGGCGGAGGTAAATAATGTTATTTTTTGGTACAGTAGAAGATCGTAATGACCCAAAAGAAATGGGTCGAGTGCGTGTACGTATATTTGGCATACACAGCTCAGATAAAATTAATGATATTCCTACATCTGCTCTACCTTGGGCTCCTGTTATGAATCCAACTACAACTCCAGGCACTTCTGGATTAGGTCAAACACCATTCCTTGTGCCAGGTTCTTGGGTAGTTGTACAATTTCTTGATAAAGAATTGCAGTCACCAATTGTTATGGGTTCTGTAAACG